CTAATTATAAATATTGATTTTATTTGTCTTCTTTTAGAAGGTTATTCTCATTTAATAAGTCACTTTCTTCAAATAAACTTACTTTACGTTGTGGGAACATATTTTTTAAATTACTTGAGATTTGATGATACACTGCTTGTGTACTTGCATTTTCTAATGCTAATGGAGACCCACCTTTATATGCAGTTCTAAATCCTTTAGCTTCATTATCTCCATTCTTCATACCATCTCTACCTAATCTATCTTTACCAAATGGATTTTCTTGTGTATTAATATTTGATGCTTTTTCTTTTGGTCTACCTAAAATTTGATCAGGGTAAGTATCACCATCTTCATCATATCCTTTTGGCACACCATTAGTACCTGGATATCTACCTGAACCATAAAGTGATGCTAATGAGTGTGGTGTACCATATGCTTCACCTGTTTTAGATGGATCATTTCCTTCAGTTTCAATTTGATCAATTCTAAATTTACGTTTAGCATCTTCTATAATTAGATCTCTATACTCATCGTATTCGTTTTCACTAAAGTTAAATATATGATCATAAACCCAATCAGTTGGAACAATTTTATTTTGTATTAACTCAGTAGCTAATGCAGATTTTTCTTTTAATAAAGCAATTTTTTCCTGTTCGTATATGATAGATGGAACAGTTAATGATAATTCAAAATTAGTTAATGCTTCTCCATCATATCCTTGTGAATATAAGTGAACTAAAGCAATTTTTGTTAATTCTGAGATTAGTATTTTTTGTAATCTTTCTACTGTACGAGCAAAACGAATATCTTCTGCTGCAAGAGTTGCTTTACCTGTTAAATCACTTTCATATCCTAAATATGCTTTTGGTATTTTTAAGGCAGCAAATAATTTATTTTTTAAGTATTCAACATCCTCAATTGCAGTATAATCTAAACCTTTTGTAGTTTCAATTTTAGTTGTTGTATCTCCTCCTCTAACTGGTATATAGAAATCTTCTAATATGTTTTGCATATTAAATTTTAAGTTATACTCACCTGTTTGAGGATCCATATATGGAGTTTTTTTCATCTTATTGATGGTTTTCTGCATATAGTTTTCTACCTCGTTTGGTGGAATATTACCAACATTAATAAAGAAAGTACGTTTTTCAGGTGCTCTAACAATACGATGTATAAGCATCGCATCTTCTAGTAACATTAATTGTTTAAATACTTTACGAGCAGGTTCAATATATGATCTACCATAAGGTAAATAGTTAAAATCAGATAATAATCTGAAGTGAGCCATTTCATAATTATCGAATACAATAGCTTCACTATTATTACGAGTATATGAAGACATTACTGTAGGTCCGTTAGGTGATTGTTGTGATGTAAAGGTAGGATCGTATCTAAATTTTACTTCTTGTGGTTTTTCTGGGTTTCTACCTTCTAATCTAATAATAGAATAAGAAGAGAATGGTATTACATTAAAAATACCAAATTTTTCTGATATTTCTAATTTTAGATAAAAATCTCCATATTTACACATATTACGAGTCCATGACCAAAGATTAAATTCAATATTTAATATATCGTAAAATAAGTTATATAATATCTTTTGAACAGTTTCATCAGAAGAACGTATTTGTAATACTTCTCCCATATCATTTCTTAAACAAGTCTCATCAGCTAATACATCTAATGTAGAAGCAATAATAGAATCACTATCCATCATTTCATAATCAGTATACAACTGGATACGAGTAGTTGGATATGTTAAATCGCTATTAAAGTTGAAGTTTAAACCACCTGTTGTAGTATAAACCTTATTGTATCTGTCAAAAAGTGAGTTTGTTTGGATAGTACCAAGCTGTTGAATACGATCAGTATCCATTACTTTTAATTGGTTACCCCCAACGTTTCTTATTACTACGTCTGTTGAAAATAATCGTTGTAATCTACCAAAAAATGAAGTATCTACCATAAAATTCTATTATATATTATAAATATTTGTTTTTTAACCAAGAAGCCAATTTAAGTCTTCGGTATTCCCCATACTGTCTTTCATTTGATATGGATTATCAACTTGAGAGTTATAAGAAAAAATACCAGGTGCTTGTTGTGTACTAGTATGGAAACTTCCTAAAGTTGCTCTAGTTAATTCTATACCTTGTTGTCTGAAGCGTAATGCGGTGTCTCTCAGGAATAAACCAATGGAAAACGCCATTACCAAGTCATCGTTGTAACCTGATTGGGACTGAGCTTTTCCGTTCTTCCAAACGAATACTCTCAATTCATCCATTAGTCTTTTAGATTGAAAAATAACTGATCTTTCTTGTATATAGGAAACTAATTTTGAAATACAAAGTGGTCTTGTTTTCATTGAAGTTGTAAAACCTGGTATCATACCTTGACCGTTTTCCATTCTTGCTAATTGATTTTCATTAGCACCCATTGTGGTATCGGCTTTTGAGGAATAGTATAAATTTCTATAACCTCTGTCTATTAAAGTTTCTATTACACTCCATCCAATATTAGCATTTTCTACTACTAATAAAGCATCATTATATTCAGTTGCAATTGAAAATAATATATTAGCGTAATCTTTTGTTTGTACTTGGGATTTAAATTCAGCTACTTGTTTGGCTTCAGCTACATCAAAAACATGAAACGCTGAGTAATCCGTAGCATCTCCTCTAGCAACGTCGGCTATTACCATATATGATTTTGAATAATCAGGTAATTCCCAAATCCATAAATCTCCTCCTGCTCCTCTTCTTTCCATTGGTTCTGAAATGAAGGTAGATTCATAAAAGTTAAGTAAATCTGGTTCAATAACAGTATCCCCTGATGTACTGAAATTACAGTCACACTCTTGTGATGCGTGTCTTAGTCCTAAGATTTCATCTTGAGCATCTCTCCATACTTGATCTCGTTCAGGGTGAACGGTCCAAGGTAAAGATAATGGAACAAATTTATTTTCTCTAGCTTGTGCTTTAGTAAAGGATTTGTGAAACCAGTTACCTGTACCATAAGGTGTAGATAATGCTAAACATTGCCCTCCAGTAGCTAAGGTTTGTTGTGCTGAAGCAAAAATCTCATCAATACCTTCAATAAAAGCAGCCTCATCAATAATAAGAAAAGAAACGGCTTCTGAACGACCAGCATCCGCTGTAGCACCAACTGCTTTAATCTGTGATCCGTTAGTTAATTTAAGTGATAACTTATTATTCTCTGATGGTTTATCACTTGTTTTTAACCATTTAGGTAAGTTATCGTATCCAAAACGTACTTTAGTTACCATGTTTTTAGCAGTTTCCTGCTTAGTTGCAATACACAGTACGTTTTTATCTTTATTAAATAACATTAACCATAAAGCATAAGCTGAAGCTAGTGTTGATATACCTAACTGACGAGATTTATTGATAATTGTATACTCGTTCTTTTGTAATTGGTGTAATACCTTTTCTTGGAATGGGAAAAGGTTAAATTGGATTCTACCTCTTTGTGGGTGTTGAATCCAGTAATATTTTTTCATGAAGTACACAGGATCTTGAGCACATCTTACCCATTCCTGTTTTATCATTTCCTTTAATGGCATAGCTTGTTGCTCACTCATATAATATGTTTCTATATAAATATATAAAGGAGATAAAAGCCTAACATTTTAAGTTAGGCTAATTTAAATTTATTAATTTTTTTAATTATATTTCTTCTCCACCCATCAAATCAGCAGCACTTAATGCTTTTGGTTCTTTGTATACTTTAGCTTCTAATGATTTTTTCTCAGCAGTTAAAGCTTTTAATTGAGCTACAATAGCAGCTTCTTTAGGAGTACCTTTAGCAGCTTGATAAGCAGGAACTAAAGCTTTCATTTCTTTAGTTACTTGAGCTAATTTTTCAGCAGCCGTACCTAATCTTTTATTACCCTTAGCAGCTCTTGTTGCAGCCATTTCATCAGCAATATCTTCGGCATCATTTTCTTCACCACCAAATACTGTAGAAACAGGTTTTTCGTTAGCTTTTGGGTTAGTTATTTTTAATTTTTGTGAAGTTGGTTTTTCTACTTTTGCTTTTGGTTCAGCAGCTGGTTTATTTGGATCTGCTTTTCTACCTCTTTGTCCTAATTCTCTTGAACCACGAACTAAAGCAGCAAATTTATTTGTTTGGTTTTGATGTAATTCTTCTTCACTAGCATCTAAAATTTGAGCAATTTCAGGATCTGAATTTAAAGCTTTTAATAGAGCTGATTTTTCTAATTCCGGGTTATTTTGGATAATATCAGCTGCTCTTTTTCCTAAAGTTGTAAAAACACCTCCAGCACCAGTTAATTTAGCCATTTCTTCTAGAGGAACTTCTTCATCCGAAGAATCAATATCATCTAACCCACCATTATCATTACCTATATCTTCCATTTGTTTAGTACAATATTTGATAATAGCGTCTAAGTATCCTATTCTATCATCTTCATATTCTAAATCTCCATCAATATCATCAAAGATACCCATTCTAGATACTTCAAAATCATTTTCGTAGATTACTCTTTCTTTTTCACCTGTTAAAGGATTTACATCATATATTTTGTCAGCAAATCTTTCATTAATTGTTGATTCAGCTAATAAAGCATCTCTATGTTTACGTAAATCAAAATTATCGTTAATGTTCATGTTTAATATTTTTTAGATTAGTGTTTTGATATAAATATTACAAAGAAATGGTTTCTAATATTTGTTTAATACGTTGTTTAGTATTACCTTTTATAGGTGTATAACACTTTAATCTATGATTATAGGATTTAAGAGTATCTCTAATAATAAAGTCAATTTGATCTCTGTATTCTGAATTAGTTTCTCTTACTCCATTATCTTCTATTTCTACTCCATCAGGAGAAACATAAAAAATATAATCGTATTCTCCAATAAAATTACGAGCATATTCTTCATATGAAATTTTATCAGTCGAATTAATTGATTTAGCAGCTTGTGTAAAAGCCATTACATCAATAACTGTTCTATCAGTAATTAAATTTTCATGTATTAATTCAGCACAACGTTCTGCTAAAAATACAGTTTGACCTTTTAATGTAGAATCAGTATTTAATGGAATACCTAAATCTCTTAAATATTTACTACGTTCAGTAGCAAAGTGATAATCTTTAAATTGTGGTAGCTCTTTTAAAGCATTAACTAAAGTAGTTTTGCCACATGACATGGTTCCTGTTAATCCGATTTTCATAACTTGTTTTTATTAGTTTTATTTATATAATGTAATAAGGCTCCTTTAAGGAGCCAAATTAGTTTGTGTGTAAGTTGAAATTATCTTTCTCTTTTACCAGAAGTTTCTATTTCATCATTATATGAAGCTATCTCTCCATCTAACACATCAATTCCATAGTTATCTTCTAACCAGTCATTTCCTGATTCTTCCTCATCAAATTCAATAGCCATTTTGATTAAGTCAATATCAGAATATTTAGTAAAATCTTGGTGATGTCCCATACCTTCAGCAAGAAATAGTAAAAAGTCTCTAAAGTCTTCTACTTTAGGTTCTGCATAATTTTTAAAGGCTTGAATTTTAGGTTCTAGGTTTTGAATTTCTTCTTTTAGTAATTTCCCTTCAGCAAGGAATGATTTTAAATTAAATGTGTTTTCCATTTTTTAATTTTTTGGTTATAATAATAAATATTAAAATCTTGATGTTACTTGTGGATTTTTATCTGGTGGTACTCCATGTCTATCTCTACGTGCTTCTAACCATTCTTCTTTAGTGTACTGAAACCCATATAAATAATATTCATCTTTTTTCTTTAATTCCTTAGCATATCTTAATGCTGGTCCATCCCATGAATGTAGTTTACCATCAAAATAAATGATAGTTCTACCATCTTCAGTGGTTAGTGTTCTTGATTTATAATCTTGTTCTTCCATGTGTCTAATATAATAAAAATTATTTGTATTTCCAAGTGAATCCGTAAGCTGTTTTTTGTCTACCTGAGGCGCAATCTGCTATTTGATTTCCTGATTTCCCTAAACATCTTCCTGCTTCTTGGGCTGATTGATATTCATTAATTAACTGATTTTCTAAATTGTATTGTTTTATAGATTTTTGTGAGTTACTTTTATATTGCCCTTTTAAATTTAGGTCTGGGGTTATGTTATGTTTAGAGGCTTTGGTTTTAATAATCTTATCTTTAGTTTCTTGTGTGTGGGTTTTGCCTAATTTAGATTGTCTTATTTTTTCTCCCCTTTCAGGGTTAGAATAACATTCGTGTCCCTTTTTATTTTGACTAATTTTTTGCTTTTGCTCTTTAGTAAATTTTAAACCTTTATTCCCATCTCCACCGTCAGTTAAATTATAACCATGAGGAAATTTAGTATTATAATATTTTATATAGAATTTTTCATTACTATTTAATTCATCAATATCACAATATTCAATTATTTCTCTTGTAAATTTATCTTCTCCATATTTTTTATAGGCTCTATTTAATAATAAACCAGACCCTTTATATTCTAATAAGGATTTAGTTCCTATTTGTTGACCAATATAAACTATAATATTATATTGATTTTTAACTAAGTAAATGTAAGGACGCATATGTTATATTTTATTATAAATATACGTCCCAGACATTAAAATTAATTTCTCTTTAAAAGACTTTCAGCCACATATATACCCTGCCCTCCAGAAACGCTGATTCCTCTTGCACTTAAAGCATCCCCTACAAAATGAACATTGGGATATTTGGTTAAGGATAAATCCTCATAATTTGTAAGAGGTTCTGGGGAAAGATATTTGCACTCGGGTATATAGATCCCCCAGTCGTCCTTTAATGTAGGAAATACTTTTTTCATATCATCAATAAAATCATCAATGTATCTAAAGTAACCTTGAAATGTTTTTCTTACACTAATCATATCGGCATCTGATACTTGGAAAGTTTCTACTTGTTCTCCTTCTGAAGTTAATGATGGTTTTCTTGAAGGTGAGTAATATAAACCTTTATCATCAATTGATTGAAGTTGTTTTACAACATCTCTACTCCAAGTAAATGGATCTTCAATACCATTTAACTCCATTATAATACCAAAGTTAGTCATATCATTTCTATAACGTTCGTCTTTTTTAGCGTGACCGTTGTAAGTAGAGTTTCCGTATGTTTCTTCTACAGCGACATAAGCAGCATTATTATTAGTACAGAATGAACGTAGTGATACTCCTTTATCATCAAATTTTCTATATAACTTAAAGTCATAAGATACATCAATTAATTTTTGAAAGTGATGTTGTGGTGCTTCAAAACGGACACCTATTTGTACTGATTTAGGTTCAGTTGGTAGATTATATTTTTCAGCTAATTTTTTACCAAAGTCAATACCTGATTTACCTACACCAAATATGAGTTCATCATAATGATACATACCTGTATATCTAAGATCATTTTGGTGAAAATCAACTAATTGTTTTTTAAAATCAATATTAGATACTTTAGTTTCCCACATAAATTCAACACCATTATCAACTAAATACTTATACCAATTTTTAGCAATTTCTAATAGATAATCAGTTCCTACATGCCATACAGGAAATAAACGTAAACCAAATTGGGGTTTAATAAAGTCAGGTTCAGCAACAGGATTTGAACATTGTACTTCTTCAGGTTTAGGATGAAAACGTTTAAAGTTAGTTATGACTTGATCCATTAACTCCATAGCTTTTTCTTCACCACAGTATTTTTTTAATTGACCACCAATAGCAGTATGATAAGTTAATTTACCATCAGACCATCCTCCTGCTCCTAACATTCCTGTCATTACTTCACTTGGTAATCTTTTATGTGGGTCTTTACCCATGTCAATAATGGTAATTTTACCTTTATAGTTGTTATCTACTAGTTTAGTTGCAGCATTAATACCTGCTACACCAGCACCTACAATTACAATTTTTTTACTCATGTTTTAAATTTTTACTAGGGATTAATATACATAAAAAGACTGCAACATCCAAGTGGAGTTGCAGCTTTATTTAATTTATTTTTATTCTAAGATACTTTTACAAATACTGAACTAGATTTTGTTGATGAAGAAGCATAATTTAACATATCTGATATTACTTCATTTTGTTTTTCAGGTTCTAATGATTTTAATATAAATGCTAATTTAGTAGATAAATACTTAGATGTTAACCAGTTTAAATCTTTTGATTTTACAAGTTCATCAAATTGTTCAGGGTTAATATTTTCAACTATTTCTTTATATGATTGATAAAAGTCATCAATTAGCTTTTGATTATTGCTTTTAAACCCATCTTGAACTTCTTTAGCATTAGGTAATAATG